AATGATTTAACAGATATTGATAAGATGAAATCAAAAGGTGTATTGAATTTAACTGAAAAAGATTCTGATGCAAAGTGGCTGATAAAAAATATCAACGATGTAGCGAATAAGAATACACTACAAAACATTAAGGATGGATTATATGAAATAAGTTCACATTTTAATTTTAATGACAAACTTGCAAGTAATACATCAAGCCTAGCATTAAAAAATCAGTTGATAGATTTAGAACAAAAATGCACTCATGATATACAAAGTATGGAAGATGGTATAAAAAGTAGAATAAAATTTCTATTCTTGTATTTGTATAAAAGAAGTGGATTACAATATAACTGGTTAGACGTAGATATTAAATTCAGTCCTAACATACCTTCTGACGACCTTATGATGGCAAATATAATTTCTCAATTAAATGGAAAATTATCTATTAAAACTGGTTTAAAACAATTAAGTTTTGTTGATAATGTTGATAATGAAATTAAGGAACTGGAAAAGGAGAATCAAGCAACCAGTATTCGAAACGATTTATTGAATAATGCGAGAACAAGCACTATTAATAATGGTGGTGATAACAATGGACAAGCAGTATAAAGATACTATTGAACAAATTAGAATTGATTCAGAATCATATACAGATGCCCAAATGCAGGATGTATATAAAGAACAAAATAACAAGCTTGATGAATTATTACAATTTATATCATTAATATTTATCACTTATGCTGTAAAAGGTTTATTAAATCTAACATCATTTCAAAAAAATACTGTATTACAGAGTATTAAATTAAAGCTATCTCAAATAGGTAAAGATTTAGGACAAAATGAAGTTGATAAAGTAACTAATATATTAGAAGAAGTATATAAAGATACATATATAAAGACTGCATATGTTATGGATGGTTTTGGAATTAGTGTTAATAAAGATTTTTCTATATTAAAGAAAGAATTTGTAGACCAAGCTGTAAATCGTGTTTATAAAGGTGAGCTATTTTCAGACCGTATATGGAAAAATAAAGCAAAATTAGTTGATAGATTATATAAATATATGAATGAAGCAACACAAGGTAAAATGACTATTGATGAAATTGCCAAATCAATAAAAAATGAATTTAGTGTAACTGCTTATGAGAGTAAAAGGTTGGTACATACTGAAATGGCAAGAAATGCAACAGATGCAAGTATACAGGTTGCTATAAATAGTGATTGTGAATATTTAATGTTCAACGCAACGTTAGACAGACGTACTGCTCCATTAGATGCATCATATGACGGTAAAGTGTGGAAAATTAATGATTCTAGTAAACCAAAAATACCTTTGCATCCAAATTGTCGTTGTGTATGGCTACCTATGATAAATAAAGATTGGAAGCCAAGTAAAAGGCTTGATAATAAAAGTAAACAATTGATAGATTATCAAGATTATGCAGCATGGTTAAAAAATAAAGGAATAAATGATAGCACTACTGATTAGTAGTGTTTTTTATGTTACAACGGGTTCTTTAATATGTATGCGGAACTAAAAGAAACATATAAATAAAAATTTGATTGCACTTTACGGACTTATTAGTACATAAAGGGCGAAAGGAGTTAACAATGCCAATAGAAAGTTTTAATGAAATACCAGAATATATGAGTAATAACCAAGATAACGAGGAAGTAAAAAACTATATTAGTGGTCTAGTCACAACTGATAGAGTTGAAAATTTCTTAGAAACAGAAGATGGTAAAAAAATATTACAACCAAAACTTGATAGAAATTTCAATAAAGGGTTGGATAGTTGGAAAACCAATAATCTTCAGAAACTTATTGATGATGCAGTATCAAAAGCTAATCCTGAAGAATCAAAAGAACAAAAAATGATTAGAGAACTCACTGAAAGAATTAATAAGGCTGAAAAAGATAAGACACATGAGAGTTTAAGAAATAATGCTTTAAAACTAGCTAATGAAAAGAAATTACCAACTTCAATAATTGATTATTTTATTGGAGAAGATGAAGAATCTACAAAGTCTAATCTTGAAGCATTAGAAAATGTATTTAGTGAATACGTTAACAACATAGCAGAAGAAAGACTTAAAGGTGGATATAAACCACCAGTAGGAGGTCAAACTACTACATTTACAATGGAACAAATTAAGAAAATGTCTCCAGAAGAAATTAATAAAAACTGGGACGCAATACAAACAACATTAAAAAATAATAAATAAATTAAAAAATCGAAAGGAATAGGTGATTAATATGGCAATAACAAATTTCATCCCAACAATATGGAGTGCTAGATTACTAGCAAATTTAGATAAATCAATGGTTTATGGAGGTTTAATAAACAGAGATTATGAAGGAGAAATCAGTGGACAAGGTTCTAGCGTAAAAATCAATCAAATTGGAGATATAACAATTTCAGATTATGTTGATGCAACTGGTTTATCTGATCCACAATCTATAGATGGAGTACAACAGACATTAACAATAGACCAAGCAAAATCTTTTCATTTTTCTGTAACAGATATTAATAAAGTACAAGCAAATGTTGACCTTATGAATGGAGCAATGCAGAGAGCATCTTATGGAATGGCAGATGTAGCAGATAAATACATAGCAGGTTTTTACACAGGAGTTGATTCAGCAAATACTATAGGTGATGATACTACTCCAATAGTTCCAACAAGTGCTAATGCTTATGAATATTTAGTTGATTTAGCAGTTAAATTAGACGAAGCAAACGTACCTTCAATTGGAAGATTCGTTGTAGTTCCAAGTTGGTATCATGGTTTACTTTTAAAGGATGCTAGATTTACTAAAGATCCTACATTAATGGCTACTGGATACATAGGTGAAGTAGATGGATTAAGAGTATTTAAATCTAATAACGTACCAAATACAGCTGGTACAAAATTCAAAATAATGGCAGGTTCACCAATTGCAATATCTTTTGCACAACAGTTAGTTGAAACAGAAGCATATAGACCAGAAAAATCATTTTCTGATGCTATAAAAGGATTAGCTGTTTATGGTTGTAAATTAGTTCAACCTAAAGCTATAGCAGTATTAACAGTTAATAAAGCATAGTAAATGGGACGGATATTCGTCCCTTTATTCTTTAGATTGGAGGTAATAGTATATGTGGTACTTAAATAAGGTAACAAAATTAAAGTGGGATGTTGATGAAAAGAATAAAGATTTAATCAGACGATTAGATGAAGATACAAAGACATATGAAAAAATTGAAGAAAAGAAACCTACTAGTAAAGTAGGTGATAAATAATGGCTGTATTAGATGATGTAAAAGTAATAACAGGTAGTTTGGAAGATGCTTTAATACAGATATATATTAATAGAGGTAAAACAGGTATAAGAAAATATTTGAACTTAAAGGATGAAGATGTAACTGATATAGAGATTACTTATACTGATGCTTTAACAGAATATGTAGTAGAACAATATAGAATGAGAGGTAATGAAGCATATAAGCAGTATAGCAAGGGTTCTAACAGTGGAACTTATAGTACTGGAATTAGTCAAAATGTTAAAGATTTACTTCCATTACCATATATTAGTTTGATTGGTTAGGTGATGATATGGAGGTCTTAGCTTTATATGGTAAAACAGTTGGAGAAAAAAATTCACATGGTGATTGGGTAACTACAGATGGATTTATTAAGAATATATTAGTAGATATTCAACCTTATAATACAGAAATGTTAAAAAAGAATTATGGATATGACATAGAAGTTTCTAACAGAATTTTTTATGACCATTTTGGAATAGATACTGATATAAAAATTAATTATATTCTTAAGACTTTAGAAGAAGTTCAAAAAGAATATGAAATTAGAAAGTTTATTCCATGGGATACTTATATGGATATATTTGTATATAGAATTAAATAGAAAGGGCGTGATGATATGGGATTTAGTTGGTATGGAAATCAAGTGAAATCAGCTTTGAAAAGTGCTAAAGGAGAGATATGTGAAAAATGGGGAGTATTAGGCGAAGCAGAGTATAAATCACGTATACCAGTGAAAACTGGTGAAATGCGAAGACATGCTACTCATGATGTACATAATGACAATGAAGGTGTTTCAGTAGGCGTAACAGAAGAAATAAATTATGCAATTTTTGTTGAAGAGGGGACATCGAAACAGCCTGCTCAAAGGATATTAGAAGGTACTTTAAAGGATATTATTCCAAAATTAGAGAATGTTGCTAAAGAAATTTTAAATTCTAAAATGGGTAATTAATTATGTTAAATTTATATGATTATCTAATTGAACAAATTGATCCTATTGTTACTTGTTATTCAGACGAGTATCCATCCGATAAAGAATCAGAAGAGGGTAGTAAAGTATATCCTTATGCAACGGTAAGTTTTCCTTTTATTATACCCAATAATGAATGGAGCAATAATAATTTAGCATACATAGATATTTGGAGTAATCAACATGGAATTACAGAGGTTGAAACACTGACAGATGCCATATATAACAAATTAAATAAATTAAAAATTATGAAAGATGATATGTATTTACAGATATTTAGGAATAATCCATGTCGATTAAATTTAAATGATTCTGATGTAAATATAAAAAGAAGACAATTACGTTTCCTAGTAAAAACATATGAAATAAATCAATAAAAAGATGAAAGGTAGGTAATTACATAATGAACAGTGAAAATACAGTAGGCTTTACTGCCACAACTCCACAAAATCTCATAATTGATAGTGGAGCATTATATAAAAACTATGGTACGGAAACAGAAGCTTTAGTTTCCGCAACTTCTGGAGGAAATACATTTACTGTAAAACAAAATACACGTCAAGTCAAAGTAGATGGTATTAAAGGAAGTGCCAAAGGATTAGAATTTGTAACAGATACACAAATAACTTTAGCAACCAATTTACTGGAAGTTACAAGTAATATATTACAATTAGTTTTACATGGTGAGGTAGACGATACAACAGATCCAGATTATGACGTTATCACTGGGAAGACTACTATAACAGATGGAGACTATTTGACCAATATAGCTCTCGTCGGTAAAATTAGTGGAAAAAACAAACCTTGTATAATTATATTAAAGAATACCCTTAATACTGATGGACTTTCTTGGGCAACTAAGGATGACACAGATAACGTTTTAAAGTGTACGTTTACAGCTTATATAGACCCGTTAACTCCAAATGAGTTACCTTATGAGATTAGATTCCCAAAGGCTTAACTATTAGCACTCTTTAATAGGGTGCTTTTTTAATTTAAAAATAAAAAATAGAAAGAGGTAGTAATATGAGAAGTTTAAAAACAAGTGACTTATTTAGTTTAACAAGAATTATAAAGAAGATTAATATAAAGGATGAAATAAAAGGACTTATAACAGATGTTTCTAGTTTATCAGATGCAGATAAAGCAAATGCATTACAAAAAGTTCAAATGGAATTGGTTTTACTTTTTATAGAAAATATAGGTAATGCGGAAAAAGAGATATACAAACTTTTAGCTGATATGAATGATTGTACAGCTAAAGATATAGAAAATCAATCACCATTAAAAACAATTGAAATGATACAAGCTATTTCCAATGACGAGGAACTAGTAAATTTTTTAAAAGTTGCACTCAAATAGGTTTTATTTGTATAAATTTAGGACTATATGATTTTGATGAAATTGAGTGCAAAGACACTTTATTAAGTAGATACAACGATATGAATTATATCATGAATTTAGATATTGCTGAAGGAATTAAGCTTATAGAGAAGGCAAATATAAAAATTCAAGAAAACAGGTTGTTCCAGCAATGGAACATGGAACACATTTTTATGGACGATAAAAATTTTATAACTTTTGAAGATTATAAAAAACAAGCATTCGCAAATGTAAATAAAAAGAAGCTAAGTAAAGAAGAAATACATGAAATGGCTATGAAAAATATAACCGAAGCGGAAAAAATGAGAAAACTAATAGAGAAGGGAGGTTATACTGTTGAAACTATTTAGCATTTTTGGAGAATTACTACTTAAAGATACTGCATCAGCTAATATAGATAAAGTTGGAGAAAAAGCTAGAGGATTAAGTGGAGTATTTGAAAGTTCTTTTGGTAAAATAGGAAGTTTGGCTCTTAAACTAGGTGGCATAATAGGACTTGGCTTTGGTATCAAAGAATTAGCAACAAAAGGCTATGAATTAGCAGAAAGTGCTAGTGATTTAAGTGAGGCTCAAAACGTTGTAGAGCAAACATATAAATCTAGTTCAAAGGCTATTGAAGCATGGACACAAACAACAGCTAAAAGTGCAGGTATCTCACAAACAGCAAGTACTCAGTGGGTAGGATTCATGGGTGCAATGCTGAAATCTAGTGGAGTAACTGAACAAAAATCTGGAGATATGTCTAAATCCTTAGTTCAACTTACTGGAGATATGAGTTCTTTCTATAATGTAGGAACTTCAGATATGTGGGAAAAAATAAGGTCTGGAATATCTGGAGAAACAGAACCGTTAAAGGCTCTTGGAATTAATATGTCAGTAGCTAATTTACAAGCTTTTGCTTTGGCTGAAGGAATTAAAAAGCCTTATGATAAAATGAGTCAATCTGAACAAACAATTCTTAGATATAACTACCTTATGAATGTAACTAAAGATGCCCAAGGAGATTTTGGTAGGACACTCAGTACGTCTTTTGCCAATCAGGTACGAGTAGCACAAATGAATTTTGAAACATTAGGTAGAAATATTGGAACTATGTTATTGCCTGCCTTTAATAATGCAGTTATGTGGTTTAATTCTAATATGCCAAAAATCCAAGATGTTATTCAAAAATCAATAACAGGGGCTGGAAATGCAATAAAAACATTAAGTCCTATTGTCTCTGGGATTATAAAAGATATTATGCAAATAGCCACTAATTTGATGCCTAAATTAAGTGGTTCTAGTGGTGATTTAGGAAAAAATCTATTGGATTTAGCTAAAGGTGGATTAACTACTTTAAAGGATATACTTGATTGGATAGCACAGCATGGAGAAGCTACAAGAATAGTTGTAACAGGTATTGCTTCAGCATTTATGACGTGGAAAACTATACAAACTGTAGTTGGCACTGTAAATAATGTTAGAAACGCAATAAGTACAGTAACAACTACTATAAGTAATGTAAAAGATAAAATAGATACAGCTAGAATAGCATTTATGTATTTGCAAGATGGAGTTTTATCTGTAAGTACTAGAATATCAAATTTTGGTTCTAGTGTACTTAATACATTAGGTAGTGGATTAACTAAAATAGGTGGACTAGCTAAAAGTGGTGCTTCTGCATTATTAGATTTTGGAAAGGCGGCAGCACAAGGAGCAATTAATTTAGCGAAGATGACATTGGAGTTGGGTAAACAGGCTATAGCGTGGATAGCACAAAAGGCTCAAATGGTTCTTTCTACGGTAGCTACTGGGGCACAAACAATTGCACAGTATGCTTTAAATCTTGCTATGTCACTTAATCCAATAACGATTGTTATTATTGCTATAGGTGCTTTGGTTGCGGCTTTAGTTTTACTCTACAATAAAAATGAATGGTTTAGAAATGGAGTAAATTCTGTTTTTAGTTTTGTTAAATCGTTTATTATGGGAGCAATAAATGCAATAATTGGATTTTTTCATAATTTAGTAAGTGGAGTTGAAAGTGCTGGTAATGGAATAAGAAATGCATTTAATTCTGTAGTAAATTGGTTTTCTAGTTTACCTAGTAGATTTGTACAATTTGGATCTAATATGATAAATGGATTAAGAAACGGTATATCTTCTGTTATGGGTACTATAGGTGGTGTTATTAGTAGTGGATTTAATGGTGCTATTAGTTTTATTACTTCTTTACCAGGTCGTGCATTAAATTGGGGTAGAGATTTTATTAATGGTTTAAAAAATGGTATTATGAGCGGAATTGGTGGAATTATTAATGCTGTTAGTGGAGTTGCAGATAAAATAAGAAGCTTCTTACATTTTTCAGTACCAGATGAGGGAAGCTTAACGGACTATGAACAATGGATGCCTGATTTTATGGGTGGACTTGCTAAAGGTATTGATAATAATAAGAGTAAAGTAACCAATGCAATTAAAGGACTGTCAACGGATATGAGTATTGGAATGAAATTGAATCCTATGAGTGCTTTAAATACTACGACTAATACAAGAACTGATAATACTGATAACCAAAATAATTTAACTAACCAATTGTTGATGCAACTAATTCAAGCTGTACAAGATGGAAAAAATATTCAAATAGATGGTATTTCTGTAGCTAAACAGATTGCAAAACCAATGTCACAGCAACTAGCAACACAAAGCCTTAATTATAATCTAGCATATGGGAGGAAATAGGAATGTATAGTGTATATTTTAACAATTTAAATAGCTACAATGATCTAGGATTATACATAGAAAGCAGACCTAATCTTCCAATTGCAGAAGAACAAATTAATTCAATAAGTATTGAGGGTAGGAATGGGACACTAACAGAAAAGTATGGTACTTACAACGATATAGAAATTAATATCAAGTTTGTATTAATAAATGACACGAATTATTGTGACCAGGTTAGAAATATAAAAGCATGGTTGCAAAATATACAAGACAATAAACTAGTCTTAAGTGATGATACAAACTACTTTTACTTAGTTACCTATATTAAATTTGATAAAAATATATTAAGAGAAAGCGAATTAGAAATGGTAGGAAGTTTTACAGCCACCTTTATATGCAAACCATTTGCTTATTCTTTTGAAGGACTAAACAAGATAACTATCACACAAGAAACTAATATTATAAATGAAGGTACTGTAATAGCATATCCAATGATGAAGGTTTATGGCAGTGGAGATATAACGCTAACTATTAATAATAAGAATATAATTCTAAGTGGGATAATAAATAACATAACATTAGATTCAATAATAATGGAAGCATATGACGATAATATAGAAAATGTAAATAATAAAATGAATGGTGAATTTCCAGTTTTAGACATAGGAGAAAATAATATAAGTTGGGTGGGAACTATTTCAAAAATAGAAATTATTCCAAATTGGTGCTACTTATAGTAGTGCCTTTTATTTTTAGGAAAGGTAGGTTATGAAATGCAAACAATAAAACAGATAAACTTTGATATAAATAAAGATATTTATCAAACAATTGACGCAAAACAAAATGATGCTCTTAGTAGATTTATAGAGTTTACTTTAGTTGATAATGGATTACCATGCAATTTGACAGGCAACACAGTAAAGATATTTGCAAATAAAGCTGATGGAAATATTATATTTAACAATGTAACAATAAAAGATGCAATTAATGGCGTAATAACTATAGAATTAACAAGCCAAGCCTTAGCGGTAGTAGGAGATTTGGTTTGTGAGCTGGTTATATATGGTTCAGATAATAGTATATTAAGCGGTAAAGTATTTATAGTAAATGTAATTAAATCTATAAGAAATGATAGTGCTATAGAATCACAAAGCGAGTTTACAGCCTTAGCAGAAGCACTTTCACAAACCCAAGAATGGAATGATGAATTTGAATCTGAAATGCCTAATTTAGATGCAAGATACCAAGATAGACTTAACGGTATTGATTCGGACTTGGCAGATATTATGAAGAATATATATTATATTTCTAAATACTGTAAAGAGGAAGGTTTTAATGATACTGGATTTGGTAAAATGGTAACGGATATAAACAATGATCCTAATCCAGTACAAATAGTATTTAATCTTAATTCTTTAAAATTGTCAATTCCAAGATACTTTACACGAGGTAATGTAGATGTAGATTTTTGTGATTGTGATATACAATGGGAGAATTATGCTGATTTAGGTAGTGGAGCAGGAATATATCGAAATGTTGGTTTTGCAAATTTTACAGGGACAATAGAATCTACAGCACATAATATAGTGTACACGCCAGCATTTAATACAAAAAAATTATATGATAGCTTTACATGTGCAGATACAAGTTTTTCTATAGGTGACTATGTTTATTTGCAATTAGGAAATAATACAGGTAAAGCGGGTGTAGATGATCCTATAACACCGTACATTTATAGACTTGTAAAAATAATAGATGTACAAAATGGTGTATATTACATTGACTATACTTGTCCTTGGACAGAAATTGTGGATAGATTACAGTATAAAAGTCAAGTTACCAAAGTAACTCCTTTGAAAAATATAACATTTAAAAATTTTCATTTCAATGATAAAACAATATTGCAAGATGCTACAAAAGATTTAAATACTCAATATATTCATAGAGATCAAAATAATTTAGTATCACCAATTTACATTAAACTATGTGCAGATATTACTATAGACAAAGTGTATGGTATAAATACAAAATATCCATTATTTAATCTTTACATTTGTCATAGCATTGATATAGATAAACTAACAATAGAACAACCATCTATAATCGGACCAGGTGAGGGATATGGAATACAGATTGTACAAAGTATCCACATAAAAGCAAATAAATTAACAGGAACACAAGAAAGGCA